CCAAGGATCGCGACCGGCTGCCCCACCTGAGCATTCAAGACGCCACGGTTCTGAAGAAGGACTTCTATAAATACCGTGATGGTGGTTGTCGTAAAACTGGCCTGATAAATGACGTTGCCGCCCCATCTAATGCGGAACGTCTTCGTATTGGCGTTCGTCGGGCAGGTGAACAGCGCCGTAGCCCGCAGCGTTGTATTCGCCCCCATCGTCTTGCCGGGGATGGTGAACGATATAAACGTGTTATCGGCCGTATTCAGCGGGTTGAGAACCTGCACTCCGCTCGAATAGACCGGGGGGAGAACAAGCGTATTTCCACGAAACATGTTCACCCCTTAGCCTATGATCTCGACGATGTAGCCTTCCAGCGTGATCGTGTCGGTTGCTACGCCGCATTGGGCGCTGAATGCGACCGTGAAATCCTGCGACGTGTCTATGGCCATCGTGGCGAGCGCGCCAGCCGTGCTAAAGCCCGAGAACCCGCCGCCTACATATGATTGCGCGTTCAATGCCCCACGATTGCGAATGATCGTCTCTGCGGAAAATGCTCCGGTCGTATTGAAACCGGATTGGATGACCGTCACCCCTCCAACGATGAGACGCACGGTCTTCGTATTCGCGTTGTTCGTGTAGCTCCACAGATGCGTGATGCGAAGCGCGCTGTTGGGCCCCATCTGGCCGCCCTTGATGGTTTCCGTGCGCAGCGTGTTGTTCGTCAGGTTGCCTGTGTTCGCTACCGGCGTGCTGTACGCGATTGGCGGTTGCGGCAGGCAGCGAGGCAATGCAGGCCAGCCGCCAGGCGTCGTCACCGTGTTCGTCTGGATGACATTGCAGAAGCTGTTGTAAGCCGGCTTCTTCGTCGACCCATCGGCCTGAATCAAGCCGAAGTTAAGCGCGTTGACACCGAACACAGGGCCTGTGCCGGAGTCGGTCGTATCAGCGAACAAGACGTATGCGTAGATCGCCTTGATGTTGTACGTCGTCTTCCAGGTGAAGAAATCCTGCGTCCTAGTCGCGTAGAACGAGCCTTGATTCGTGTCAGCAGCGCGTGAGCCCCACTCCGTCACCATCAATTCGAACGCTGGCGTCTGCGGCACGTCGTATGTGGCGTTGCCCGTCAGCCCGCGCAGCTCGGCCAGCGAGTTGGTCGCCACGCTCCCACCAGTGCGCGACTTGCATGTAAAGCTGGTCGGATTACCCTGCGTATCGTAGAAGTGCGCACCGAGGAAGTCGAACGCGAGCGGCGTCTTCGTTACGGCGCCAGTCGTATCGCGCCCCTCACGGAGCATGCGGAACGCTGTCTGCGGGAAGGCCACGCCGGACGCATAACCCAGCTTGAACTCAGACGTAACGCCACGGATGCCTGAGAGCATGCCGTCTGTCCAGCCGCGCCAGCATTCGAACTTGCTGCTCGTGAAGTCGTCATAGGAGCCGCCATCCGCTACGAACGTGCGCGGGTTCGGCCCATTTATCTTGCAATTGAAGTCGAATTCGTTGCTCGTCTCGATGTAGACAACGCCTGAGCCCTTCAGTGCATTCGCGAGCGAGGCGCCAAGCGTGTTTGCGGCGCTCTGCTGCGCTGCGAACGTGCTCCCGAGGTTAGGCGATGCATCGATCACCACCAATACATCGATACCGCCAGCAATGAGCCCCTTGATCGTGGGCAGCACTGCATTTGCTTTTGCTACCGATGCGATATTCGTCCGCACCGTCTGGATGCCCATCTGCGCGAATAACGTCAGATAGGCTGCGGCCGTCATGTTCGGCCAATAACTCGACGTGTACCCAATGTGGATATTGACGCCAAAGAAGCCCTGCGGCGTGATGCTGGCTACGCCCTTCGGCAGGTAGACAAGCTTATTCGGCCCGTCGATGAACGCGTTACCCGCGGCGCCCACAGACGGATCAGGCGTACCCGAGCCGATGATGACGTTCGATGCGCTGCTTCCAGAGCCACCGCCAGCGCCGTTCAGCACGCCGATTGGACCGACTGTCGTTGCACCATACGTGCCGCCCACCTTCTTGTAATAAGCGCCGGTCGTACTCGTTAGGTCGATACACAGCGTGTTATCCGGAAGGCCGTCAGCGTCTGACGGGAGGCCATTACTCGTCGTCCAGCCTACTCCCGGAGTGCTAGAACCTCCGCCCGTCGCGCCGCGTAACATGTCATTGGCCCTCGCCCACCTGAATATCTAGGGTTGCCGTGCCAGTCCCGCAAATCGCGCTGAGCTGCATCTTCACGCCGTTGCCGTCAGGGATGGTGAAGGTCGAATCTGTACCGGCCAGAATAGGCGTCGACGTGAACGTAGGCGTGGTCGTAGGAACCGTTGCCGTCTGCGTGTTGATACCAATCGCAACATACGCGTGGTTCGGGCCTTCATTGACGATCCGAACGACACTGCCCGTGCCAGGCAACGTGATAGACGCGCTGGCCGTCGTCGTGACCGCCAGATTTCGGCACGCAGCCTGCGCGGTGAATGAGCCCTGGTACATTACAGCCTCCGATGATTGGATACATGCCGCATGTGATCTTCCCAAACGTCGTTTAGCGTCTCCTGCGCCTGCAGGTTCGCCCATTCCGGCTCTTGCATCGGAGCGACGTATTCGGCTTCGCTCATCACTTGCGCGCCATATGCAAAAGCGTCGGACGGGTGAGAAGCCCAGTTGTGCAGCGGTTCTTTAGAGAAAACGCCTGTGTCGTCATTCCACTCGTATTCCCACGCGCCGAGCCCGTCTAGGCCCGCTTCGCAATGAGTACGGTTGAATTCGCAACGTGTGATGACCGCGCGAGCTGCGCTGATCTGGTCTAGCTTCTTGGTCTGTGGCACGACATCGACCTTGCCGCCGCCGAATGCCTCCAGAAACCGCTCCATGCTGGTGTGCTTGCTCTGGAACGTCTTGGCGCGCGCATCGTGCGGCAGCCAGATCTTTCCGAGCCGAGCGCCCATAGCCGTGATGCTCTGCTGAATGCGCGGAATCCAGTCCTCAGCATCCAGACCGGAATCACCTTCGTACTTGAGCAGGTTGAATCCACCAGGCAAGCGCTGCCAGTACCACCACGAGGCCGTGTCCCGAAAGCCCAAGTCGCTCGTGATCTCGATCGGTGCACCGTTCGGGTCGTATTCCACATCGTCATTGATGCGGCCTTCACGCTCCGCGGCGCTCACCCATTTGCCCAGTATCGAGCCGGTGATATTGCCGTATGCGCCTTCCCAAACATGGTCGTACTCTTCCGGCCGGTCGCGCAGGTCACGTTGCCTGGCGCGCTCCAGCACAGACGGAAACTTCGGGTTGTCCCGCCAGTTCAGTTCGATGATCTTGAACAGCGGATCGGGATTGCGCCGGAAGCGTGCGTCTGTCGGGCTGCCCTTGCGCTTCGGGTTCCACGTCACCCACAACTCGCTGTCTTCTTCCCGCAGCGTAGGAATGAGCGTCGACCATGCCAGATTGGTAACGGGCTCAGCCTCATCCACCCAGCACAGCAGAATGCGCGCCTTCGACTTCACGCTGTCAATGCTGCGATCCAGACCGGCAAACTTGAATGTCACCCGGCCATTCTTCGTGCGGATGTACTTCTCGCCTATCTCGAAGAACGCCTCCAGCCACGCCTCAGACCGAATCGCCGCCTTCACTTCCTCTAGCGACGAGTCATCCAGCGAGTTCATGAACTGCCGAGCGCAGAGAACGATTCCCTCCCGCCCTTCCATCGCCCACATATACGCACGGACCGCCGCCATCTTGGCGAAGGATCGCGTCTTACCTGATCCCCGCCCGCCGTATGCCCCTCGTATGTCCGCCTTGCCGCTGAAGACGGGTATTAGCTTAGGAGGAAGCGCTATCCTGACGGTCGTCACTTAGCGGCTCCAAAATAACCTTCTGAACCACTGTGAGCGGATTTTGCTCATCGCCCGCGACCTGGAGAGGAAGCATCTTCCCCCAAAGCTGATAGAACGCGGTGGGATTTTCCTTTGCCCACGTTGTCAGACCTTCTACGCCGCGAAGGTCGTCAAATGCCTGCGAGAGCGCTTCCTTTACTGCCACGGTGGACTTGTTCAGCGAGCCCTTTGGGCGGCCCTTACCGGCGTTCGGAGGGGGCTTCCGGCCAGTAACCTTTCCTTCTTTACTGTCGGCCATCGTCTTTCACGTACTTCTGCGCCAG